GTAAATCCGTAGCCAGTATTCGTAACCAATTCACGCAATCACAATGACGGTTACAAAAGGAACGAAGCGCAATCGAGCGGCGTATATGCGGGAATATCGCAGACGCAAGCGTATTGAAAATGCTGAGTCGCGAAAAATGGAGCTGCCGCGGGGAATGGACGGCGCGAGCAATCCGCAGAAAATCGCCATTCTGCGGGAATGGAGTAGCGGGCTTGTCGTTCCGCCTGGACATCCGAATAGCGGCAAACCGATGACGATTCCTGAATTCGCCTTGGACTTCCTGGCGGACTGCCTTGAGACGCCGGAAAACCTGTTGTGCATCGCTCGAAAAAACGGCAAGTCGGCGATTATCGCGGTGTATCTTCTGGCGCGTCTGGCTTCACCGATCCGCATAGACGGCTACCGCGCCGGTGTTGCGTCAGTGACAAAGGAAAAGGCGGAAGAACTGTATCTGCAATGCGTTGACATCATCGAGGCTAACGGGCTTACTTCGATCAGCGCAAGGAAAGCACCGAAGCGGCTGATCGGCGTTAGCGGGCGCGTAGATTTTCTATCGGCTGATCGCTCCAGCGGTCACGCGAGCGGCTTCGATGACGCGATCATTGACGAGATCGGTTTGCTCAAGGAACGGGATCGCGAGCTTGTCAACGGCATGAGATCGAGCGTATCCGCTAGGAATGGACGGTTTATTGCGCTCTCGATAATGGGTGACGCGCCTTTTACCAAAGAGATCATCGAGCGTAGCGAATCACCGTACACTAACGTACATCTTTACCGCTCGGAAGACGATTGCGCGCTCGATGATCGGGAACAATGGCTAGCGAGCAATCCGGGACTTGGTACGATCAAGTCGATCGAGTACATGGAATCGGAAGCGGCGCGGGTTGTCTATACGCCGGCTGATCAGTCGAGTTTCAGGGCGTTCGATCTCAATCAACCTGGCTCGCCAAGCCGCGAACTGATCTGCACCGTATCGGACTGGCAGGCTTGCACAAAGACGGAGCAACCGCCGAGAGCGGGAAAGGTGATTCTGGGGCTCGATATGGGCGGATCTGACAGCATGACGGCGGTAGTGGCGATCTGGTACGAGACTGGACGGGTGGAGTGCTGGGGCGCGTTCGGCGGCGTTCCCGATCCAAAGGCACGCGGCGTCAAGGACGGCGTTGGCGATATGTACTTGCAGATGATCGAGGAGGGAAGCGTAAGGATTTACGATCAATTCCGGGTCACGCCTACGGGCGCGTTCATCAGGGACGTACTGGACGATCTGGAGGGCGAGCGGATCGAAGCAATCGGCGCGGATCGGTACAGATCTGCGGAAGTATTGCAATTGCTGGACGAACTTCCATCTAAGCCGCCTGTTATCTTCCGCGGCACCGGCGCACACGCTCACGCGGACGGCAGCTATGACGTTCGGGCGTTCCAACGCGCGGTTAAGGCGCGGACAATCGCGCCGAAGCCGCTCAAGATATGGGCGAGCGCGATACTGGAGAGCGAAATACGGCAGGACGGCAACGGCAATCCCGCACTGGACAAGCGGCGGGCTAACGGTCGCATAGACGTTCTTCAGGCTGGCGTAATCGCGGCAGGGCTCGCTGATCTGGCGAAGAACCGCAAGCCTACTCAGCTGGAATTGAAGATCGCGGTTTGATCCGGTATGAAGTATATAAAGAAGCGCGATCCGAGACACACGCGGCTTTGGCGGTCTCTGCGCTTGCGGGCGATCAGGCGGGACGGTTACCGGTGCGTCCAGTGCGGCAGGGCTGGACGGCTCGAAGTCGATCATATCAAGCCGCTCGGCAAGGACGGATCGCCTTACGATCTCGACAATCTTCAGTCGCTTTGCAGAAACTGCCACCACAGCAAAACTTCCGAAGAAAACAAGGCTACTGGTACGCTATACTCTGCAAGGCGCGAATGGGAAGACTATCTACAGGGGCTACAGGGATTCAAATATGACTAAAAGGCAGAAACTCGAAATTCGTCAACTGGAATTGCGCGGCGAGCTGAACGAACTCGTTGGGATCGAGACGCCGACAGACGAAGACATTGCGAAACTGAACGAAGTGCGGCACAAGCTCGCGCACACGGAATCGCAGCTAAAGGCGGTCATCGAGAGCGAAGCGAATGAAGATCAGGGCGAAAAGATCGAAAAGCGCGAAACTCGGACGCTCGTAGAGACTTGTTCAATCGGATCGTTCATAGACGGGATCATAGGCGGCAAGGTGGACGGCGCGGAACGCGAGCTGCAGGACGAGATGCAGTTGCGCGGCGATCAGATTCCGCTTGCCATGCTCGAGACTCGCGCAGTAACGCCAGCACCGGCAACCGTATCAATCAATCAGGCTGAAATACTGCCTATCGTGTTCCCGCGAAGCGCGGCAGCGTTCCTTGGCGTATCGCAACCAACCGTACCGGTCGGCACGCGCAGTTATCCGCTTCTAACCACCGGCGCAACGGCTGGCACACCGGCGAAGAAAGCTGTTCAAGCGGAATCAACCGGCGCGTTCGGAGTAAAGTCGGTCAATCCGGGTCGCATACAGGCGTCGTTCTTCTACGGTCGTGAAGACGCGGCAACATTCCGCGGAATGGACGCCAGTTTGCGGCAGAACCTGTCGGAAGCGTTGAGCGACAAGCTGGACGAGCGGGTAATAGCGGGCGTTGAAGCCGGCGCAACCGCGAGCGATCAATCATCGAAAGTTGTCGATTTTGCGCTTGGATTGTCTTCAATGTACGCGCAACTGGACGGCATATACGCCGATATGATCGGTCAGCTCGGCGTAGTGACGGGCAAGGAGACATACGCGAAGCTCGCAAGCGTATACAGCGCGGCTGGCGATATGAGCGCACTTGACGTTATCGACACCAAGACGCGGGGCGCACGGATCAATACGCACGTGAGCGCGGTTGCCGCCAACAAGCAGAACGCGCTTGTTCGGCTCGGCATGAGAATGGACGCGGTCGCGCCGATCTGGGAAGGGATCACGATCATAACGGACGAGATCACAAAGGCGGATACCGGCGAAATAAAGATCACCGCGGTTATGCTGTATGCGTTCTCGATGATCCGCGCCGAAGCGTTCAAGAAAGTAACCTACAAAATTTCATGATCGAGACTAGCACCAACCTGGCGGGCGTTCTTGAGATTCGCCAACTCGAAAACGGTGTAGGGGAATTGTCCGGGCGATTCCCCTACAACTCGATAACGCGCGTTAACGGCAGATTCGAAATGTTTGGAAGCGGCGCGTTTAAAGGCACGATCAGAAGCGAAGAATCGGAAGTAAATCTGCTTGCCAACCATGACTACACGCAGCCGCTTGCCAACCGGTCGAGCGGATCGCTCGAACTTCGCGAAGTCGATGATTGTTTCGAGTTTGTCGCAAAACTCGATCTCAATGACGCGCCGGAATGGGTGCTGAACACGTACAACGCAGTGCGCAAGGGATTGATGAAAGGCGTATCGCCGGGCTTCATCGTGGCGCGTAACGGCGAAAAGCGAGAAATGCGGCGGTCTGTGCGGGCGGTGCGGGTGATCACGGAAGCGGTGCTGAAAGAGATCAGCATAGTTACAGCACCGGCATACGATCACACCACCGCCGAAGCGCGAAAGATCGAACTAATGCAGGAGGGACGCAAGCATACAAGCTACGTCTACGGGTTTGACAGGTACATACACGGCTTGCTATGAGCGCGATCACACTCACGGTTACCGAAGTCGCTGACGCGATCCGCGTTGAAGCCGACAACGACAAGGAAATAGCGCAGGTCGAGCGGCTGTTGGCATACGCCACAGAAGCGATCCTGACGCACGCTCCAGTTGCACCGCCGGTAGTGGCGAACGAAGCGGCAATACGGCTGATCGGATACCTTTACGATCAACCGCAGGGGCAGGCTGGCACGGCGTTCGCGAACGCTATGCGCAACAGCGGCGCGGCGGCTATCCTACAGCTTTACAGGCGCACGGGCGCGGGAACGGCTGGCGGCGAAACAACGGATCTCGAACCGCCTGGCAATATCTCTCCTTACATCTTCCGCGCGGCGCCTGTACTGACGGAGCATGAAGTAACATTACCGTTCCAAATACAGGAAACCGGTGACGGTGCGAAATTCGTTCTGCTCGACAGATACGAAGCGAAGCCGCCGATATTACCGGACACAGACTTTTGGACGATATGGGACGGATACATAGATATTGAGTATCAGAACAATTCCATTCTGGTAATGGATATGCTGACTACTCACGAATTTGGAGTTAACTTCGAAAAGACATTCACGCACCGGCGCAGGTACACCACTGACGTAACGCAGTATTCGCGAATCACGCTACCGCTTCAGATTTTCAATTCGCGCTCCAGCGTCAGTATAGGCAATTCGCCTATCAATGATCCGAACGGCAATCCGGTAGAGATCACCGGTACCGATCTTGCGCTTCCGTCAAGGATCACGTACACGCTGGAATTTACCGCCTGGACGCGCCGGACGACAAGCCGGCGGCTTGTAGGCGTAAACTACTTTGGGACAAGGGGAATCGGCACGTTCAGCTACCAGCTGCGTCAGGCTCGATTGGCTGCGGGTCAGGGCGTATTGCCGGAACAGCTGGACGCGGTGGAACAAAAGATAATCGCGCTCGACAAGGCGAACGATGAGTTTCAGAAGCAGATCACCGCGAACGCAAGCCGCAAGATCGGCGTAGCGGACATCAAGGACGATCTGGCAACCGAGATAGATCACGCCGAGATGACGGGCGAAGCGGCTCAGGCTCTGGCGGAAGCGAACTTGGAGAAACTGACGGCATTCGCCGAGATCGAGCATACGATCACGTCTTGGGCGGACGCTCCTCACAATGATATCTACATCAATCCGGAAGGCTACGGGCTTGTTCCCTATCGCGGCTCGTTCGTAATGACGCGGGACGTGAGCTACTACCTTGATTCCGTGTTCCGCACCAACACCGCTCAAACAGGCTCGATCCTGTGGCTTGTGCGCGTACCAACGGGAATTGATATTAACTTGGTGCGCATACGCATATCGAACAACGGAACGACAAGGGCGACACTGCCTACCGCTCAAAGCACGTACTTCCGCAAGTATCCGGTGGGCGAGGACGATACCTACGATCTGTACTTTCTGGCGGACGGCTCAAGCGACAATCCGCATATCATAGATTACAGCAGTCAAGCGGACTTCAACGCAAGCCTACAGCTCGCCAAGTCAACCGTCAGCGTCAGCATACCGCCGGGCAAGATCAAGCCGGGCTCTGATCTTCAGGTGCTGACTACGAAAAGCGGCAAAGCGCAATGGGTCACGCCGACAGCTCAAGGCGGCGGCGCGGCACTTCCAGCAGATCCGAACCGCAATGCCGTTCTCGGCTGGATTGACGGTACAAACGTGGTGGCATGGCTGACGCAAAAGGCGGCACTGGCGGCGGTGCTGCCGTCACTGGTCGCCAACAAGTGGCTAAAGATCAACGCGGCTGGCGATAACGTTGAACTGGTGGACGCGCCGAGCGGCGGCGCGGGTCTACCGTATACCGATGTAACCGTGTACACTTCGGACACTGTAGCGGAACTCGCTAATACAGACTTGACATCGGCTAACAGGACGAAATTCAAGAACGAGATGATCAAGGATAAATACAAGGAGATAATTTGCTATTTCGAGTATCAGGTAAAAGGCGAAGTTAATCAACAGGTAAACATAGGCTTCAAGGGAAGCTTCCCTTTACCGATAGTCAACGGGGCACGGAAAAGCACATATTTAAATTTCGGCACAAACACGTACGAAGCTGTAGGGGTCGGACAGATCAGGAATATAGCTTGTTATGTGAGCATATTCGACAACTGGAGCTCTGTACGAGTGAACTTCAGGCATAATTTGACGCTGAAAACGGATACAAACGCCAAAACGCGCATAATCGTTCGAACATATGGCTAATCCCGCGAAAATAGAGCAGTATCAGGCTTCGATCAATCTCGGCAGATCGCTTGAGTACTATTCGTACATCAGCAACAACGTATACGTTCTTAATACGATCTGGGGCAAGATCAGCAACGAGATCGAAGACATATCAATTGTTCAGCAAACCGCGGGATTCGTAGGAGTGCGGCGGTTGACTCAGTCAAGAACATACGTGACGCGATTCGTGTTCCCGTTCGGAAGCGGAACGCGCGATCTGATCGTCGACGGCGGCATTGTCTACAATGTGCTCAGCAGGGCTGAAATAATGCGGGAGCGGTTTATGCTTGTCGAAACTGAACTATCAAGAAATCAGGACATACCGCAATCGGATAGTCTTATCACCAAAGAGGAATACAGGTTGAATTATGCCGGTAAGGATTAATTTCGACATCACGGAAACCGGTGACATATCGGACTTGAACCGGCTGCTTGATCGAGTGCTTGCATACATGGCGGAAGATATTGACAGGTGGGTACAACCTTACATAACTCGGCGCGCACCGGTCAGAACCGGACGGCTGCGGCGTTCCTACACTTCGGGAATCCGCACCGGTCGCAACGGCGGGCGCGTATACGTGTGGGGATTCAACGCGCCATACGCGAGCATAGTTGCGGCAAGATCGCCTTTTGTGGATCAGCGCACCGTAACAAGACGCGCCGAGCGGTCGTTGAACCGCGCTATCAGACGAGTTAACAGGGAACGCGGGCTATGATCTTTCAAAGGCTTGCGAAGCGATCCGCCACCGGTGAAGACGCTGACTACACGGAGCTCCAGGTAAGGAACGCGGTGGCAAGGGCTGACGGAACGAATACGAAAGTAGACGCGCAGGCTACCGGTGCGCTTGAGACTGCCGCGGGTCTGATCGGACGCGCAATAGCGGCGGCTGAAGTGGGCGGAAGCGATCAGGTCAAGCGGGCGGTTACACCGGCGTTCTTGCTTCTTGTGGCGCGGTCGATGGTCAAGCGCGGCGAACTGGTCTGCAAGATAGAGACAGGCGGCGCGGGCGGTCTGCGGCTCTACGTTGCGAATTGTCACACGATCAAGGGCGATATGGATCAATCTTCATGGGTCTACGATCTCGATATTCCGGGTCCTACGCACACAACGACGTACAAGGACGTTAGCGCGGATAGCGTTCTGCATTTTCGCTACGCGGTAGATCCGGTTCGCAGCTGGGTAGGCTTGTCACCGGTGGCGGTGGCGAGCGCGGCGGGGCAACTCTCGGCGAACGTGGCGGGATCGCTCAGGGACGAAGCGGGATCACCGCGGGGATTCCTGTTATCCGTTCCCGCTTCTGACGGCGCGAGCGGCACGCTGGACGGCTTGCGCAATCAGATCGCGCAACTGAACGGACGGGTTGCTACGGTCGAAGCGCAGTACTCTTTAGCCGCCAATACCGGCTTGCGCACCAATCGGGACTGGTCAACCGTCAGGCTCGGCGGCGATCCGCCTCAACCGTTCGTGTCCTTGCTGTCAACCGCCACAAAGGAAGTGCTGACGGCTTGCGGCGTTCCGCAGGCACTGGTAACCGTATCGGACGGGGGCGGTCAGCGCGAAGCATGGCGGCAATTCCTATTCGGAACAATCGCACCGCTCGGTATGCTGATCAAGCAGGAACTGCAATTGAAGCTCGATAGCGAGATTGATCTATCGTTCAACGAATTGCGCGCAAGCGATCTGGCGGGACGGGCGCGGGCGTTCCAGTCGCTCGTAAAGGGCGGGCTGGACATCGAGCGGGCGGCTGGCTTGTCGGGCATGATCGAAGCCGATGAATAGGCTGATCTTCACTGATCTCGCGCAAGCGCACAATTAGCAAATTTTTCTAATGACTGCATTCGAACATCTTTTTTTTCACTACATAATCCACCAAATTCTAACCACTATCGGAGACAACAGAATGAATCTCAAGGAAGCAATCGTTAACGTAGCGGAAGCTATCGAAGACTTGGAAGAAATCGCCAAGGATGTTGCGCACGATCCGAACAAGGCTGAATACATCGCCAAGGCGATGGACGCGCTCGAACACTTGAAGAAAGCCGCTATCGCGGTCGGTATAGACTTGTGAAGATAGCGAAAATCGTCTACATCGGAAGTCTGGTAGCCGCGCTCGCGCTTTTAACGTTTACGTCACTCCAATTCGCGTTAGCGGGCGGGGCTATCCAGCTCGCGCCTACCAATGTAGAGATCGTTACGCGCGCCTGTTTCAGTTGTCCAGGCACTCTACCAGGCGTTTGCTGCGGGATTCAGGACGGCTTGGAGTATGCGCCACTTGTGTCCAGTGACAAGGCGCACGACAAGGACAAGATGTTCTACTGCGATCCAAGCACGCAAAACGGACAATGCGGCAAGGGCTGTCCACCGCCTTTGTCTTGTCCTTACGAAGTGTTTGGCTACGCGCACGGGCAAAGCGGGCTGGACGCGCTTCGGCAGTTGGTCATACGTGACTTTTCGGACGGCTGGAACATCTGTTTCGCCACACCGGACGAAGCGGCGGCGGTCGGCAGATTCCTTGCGGATCACGGCTTGGGGGAAAACGATCCGTTGCCTTGTCCGCAAAGGCAGGGCGGCTACGCGATAGGCTTCGCGAGTCAGAACTACACCGCTCAGGTGCTGGGATACGTTCAAGGGGGCATAGAACCGGCTGGACTGATCCATATGACTAAGCCGGTTGCGATCCAATTCGTAGGGCTTCTGAACGACACATATACGCCTTTGTCCTACGATCCGCGATTCAATACGTGGCTCGACACTCAGGACGCGGCGCACTGCAACTAATCTCTTTCTTTGCGCACTCTGCTACGGCGGGTGCGCTTTTTTTTTGCGCCTGTGATTCGGACGCGCAACCTACACCAGCGAATCACGGGAAAACGCGGCTACTGGGGGGCGTAGCAAAGCCGAGAGCGATAGTTAACCGCTCGCTACACGCCGGAACACAGGCGATTAGGTGTAACTCGCGTATGGCGAAATTCCGCGCCATAGGTATGCGATAACGAACGAGCGAGCGGCACGGATCGTTGAAGCATAGGAAGCCTTGCACAGCGAAAACGCTGGGGCTGGGTCTCCTATGCTTCCACTCACTTCGCTCACAGCATGCGATCTACCATTCAATTGTTTCATATGAAACACCATTCACAGCGTTCCTTAGTACACTTGTACCGTTAATTTGCGAAAATTCGGTATAATCGGGCAAAATTTGCTGATTCACGGGGGCAAGCATGGGAAGACGTAGAAAACACGATCTGCCGTTCGAGCGGGTCACGATTGACGATCTCAAATCCGATACATCACTTGAACACTTGCGACAGCACGCTATAGAGGTAGGTTGGTGGCAGGACGGCGAGCATAACACGCTCCAGTTTGTCGCATTGGCTGAACGCGCACTGCGGGTTGGTCGGAATCCGGGCGCGGTGTTCCATACTCTGATCAAGCGGAGGCTGACGAACAACATAACGCAAGCCGATGAAGATCATGCAAGGGCGCGGATCAAGTCTGCGCGTATGCGCAAGCTCAGTCGTCAGGTCGCACCGTCAGGACTTCGAACACCGGTGAACGTAGCGCAACCGTCTTGAGACACTATACGGGTA